CCTCGATGCCGGGCTGGGCCAGCAGCATCTGCAGCTGCGGCTGCAGCAGGCCCTCGCACACGTCGGTGCGAATTTGCTCCCGCTTGCCCCAATACCAGCGCGCCCAGCCGGCCTTCCTGGTCAGGGCATCCAGCAGGACATCGTGCAGCACCTGCCAGCCGTGGTTGGCGGTCATGAGCGCCCAGCGCGCATAATCGGTCGCCTGGCGCGCCAGTGTCGTCGCCAACTGATCGTTGCCGGTGATCTCAGACGAAATCGGTTCAAAGCTGACGGGGTCTTCAACGCCCGTGAACACGCGCAGCAGCGACGGCAGCGTACTCCTGATCGTGTCCCGCACCACCGTGAGCACAATCTGAGACCGCCCCGGCGTTTCATCACCGAGCGGGCGGCCATCGTAGTATTGGCTGGCGGTAATCCGCTCGCGGCTGAGATAGGCGTCGTAATTCTGTGCGATGCGGAAATAATACTGGGCCACCGCCTCAATCTCCCTGTCGTCCTTCCCCAGCCGCTCGAATACGATCTCCTGCTGCCACGGCACGCCGGCTGGCTTGACTGTCGGTCGCAGCCCTGCCGCGTAGCGCCGCAGATTTGTCGGTAAATCCTGGTCGGGGTCGTGTGGATGTAGATCCGCCTGCTGTGGCACCAGGTAGGCGAGCATCTGCTCACTACCCAGGTTTAACCCTTGAGGCTGCATGCCGCTGGGAACCAAGTTCGGCAGCGGCGGCAGGGGCGGGATGGGGCCGCCCATCATCCCCATGGGAGACAGCAGGCCGCCGGGTCGTTGGATCAGTCCGCTCATATCACCCCGCTATCGGCGCCACCGTGGTCGGCAGAACCCTGGTCGCCGCCGGCCTCGTTGCCCCCCAGCAGCCCCTGCGGCAGTTGCTGGTTGGCCAGCGCCTGCTGTGCCTGATAGGCTTGGATCGCCTTGAGGATGTCGGCCAGGCCAGGCAGCTGTGGCGCGGCCTGGGCGGGAACGGGCGCCTGACGCCCCCACATATCGTAGCCGCTCGCCCCTGGATTGACGGCGCTGGACCCTTGCTGTGCCTGCGGAAGTCCCGGCCCGGTGTTGAGCGACGGCACGGCGGGTGCGGGCGCTGCTGGCGCCGCCACCTGCCCTTGCGGGCTCCCTGTGACGACATGCCCCCACTTGTCATAGGTGTTGTTTGGTGGCGGCGCAGCCTGTGGAGCCTGCGTGCTGAACTGCGGCGTGCCCGCACCGAAGAACGACGCGATCGCCGTCGCCAGCTGGCCCTGGCCGCTGTCCGGCGTAATGCCCTGCGCCACCACCGGTCCCAGCAGCCCGCTCATACCTCCACCTCGGCACCGAGTTCCATGCGCATCCCCACCTTGTCGTAGATCCCGCCGCTCATCCCCGAGCCGACCCCCAGCCCCTGCTGGCAGAACGTCAGGTTCAACGCGTCCGCGTAATCACATGACGGCAATCCCCGGGCGCGCATGCTGTTCTTGTCCTCGACCTTCAACCGCCCATCCGACAGGAACGCATACCGCGGAGCGACCAAATCGTCCCGCAGCCGCTCATGGCGCGGCAACCGAACGGCCCTACTCGACAGCCACTCCTTGCACCGCACCCACAGCTCATCGCGCAGCCGCGCATAGCGCCCTGTCGTCGATGGGCTCTCCGACACGTTGACCCCTAAAATGGGAAGATTTTGTTCATTGAGCCGATCGACCACGCCCGCACCAATGCCGATCACGTCGATGCAAATTAGCGCCGGCTTCTGGATCTGCGCGTCCCATTCCGCCTTGATCGCCCCAGCCAGCATCATGGTGTCCAGCTGGTGGAAGCTTCTGGGCATCTCGGGCACCACGTTGCCACGCCGCTTGATCAGCACCGACGCATCAGTCCCGAACCGCGCGACATCGACGCCCCAGATCTCCGCGCTGCCGTCCAGCGGTGTGTCCCTTACCATCGCGCCGTCAACCAACTCGGCCGGAATCAGCGTGTCGGCATCAGCCAGCGGAAATTCCCCGAGAACTCTGACCCTGTACGCATTGCTGTCGGCGCCATAGCGCCCGGCAATCTCCTCAGCGAAATCCTGCGTCACCCGCGGGCTGTCCTGGTAACCCACCTTCATGGTGAACCACCGATCCCGCTCCAGCATGAACGCCTTCCAGAAGAACCCGCTGGACCGTGTCGGATTACCGATCAGCAGCGTGATCGCCCCCGCACTGCTCATACTCCCACTCGCCGCCTCGAACACCTGCTCGGGCACGCCGGACGCCTCGTCCACCACCAGCAGGATGTTGTCCGAGTGCAGCCCCGCCAGCGCCTCAGGAGTCTCCGGCCTCGATGTCCTGGCCGTAATAAAACACTCCCCGTTGCTCTTCAGCGTGATGTGGTCCGACGTGACGTGCCAGAGTTCTCTCCAGGCCCCCGGCAACCGGTCCAGCCATTTGATCACCTCAGGGTAGAGGGCATCGAACAACTGGGGAGACGATGGCGCCGTCATCGCCAGCTTGAACGGTGCCCGCGTGTTGGAGAACCACACAGCGACCCACGCCGCCAGCGCCGTCTTGCCGGGGCCGTGGCAGCTGCGCACCGCAATCCGCGTGTGCCCCCTCGCCAACGCCCGCAGCACCTTCATCTGCCAGTCATCAGGTTCGGCCAACAACACTTCCCGAACAAATGCGATCGGCGCCCTGGCGTATCTGGCGAGCGATACCTCATAGGGATTTGGTGCCCTCGCAATAGCTTCCGCCCAACTTGGAGGCATCCGCTCCGCATAGTCGGGGGCAGCGGTCTCACTCATCAGCATGCATCTCACTCGGCAGCGGCGGCAGCGTGCTGGCGCCAGGCGCCAGAGGCTTCGGCCGCGCACGGGCCAGCACCACCCGGCCAGGCGGCTGTGCAGGGGGCGCCACGAGGCTGCCACGCGGCCCGAGGTTCAGCGTCTCTATCTCGGAACGCACGCTGTATTTGCTGCGCCCCAGATGGCGGCCAATGCCGGTGCAGCCCATGCCGTTCTCCCACATCTGACGCAGGGTATCGCGCTCGTGGTCGGACCAGGGAACCGAGATGACATGCTTCATATTCGCCCTGGCTGGCATGGCGGCGCCCCGCTGTGCTAAGATGGCTTCCGCGATAAGTCCGAGAACTACCTAGCCCCGCTCTCCCGTGTGAGACGGGGCTACTTTTTGCAAGAGTAGGAACATCGGAATGAGCAGCTACGGAAACGGCCTTCAGCGCGCCGCGCGCATGGCTCGCGATATGTCCGAGAAAATGCTCGACGGAAACCTGCCTCACGTCAGCGGTGCAGCCGCTTTGCAACTGCTTGCCGCAATGCTGGACAAGCTGGTTGAACACGAGTGCAATCAGCGGCAGGTTGATCAGTAGGAGGCGGCTATTGCGGCCGCAGACATGAAGCGACGATCCGCTGGATCATCTCGTTCCGCGCCGTCATGTTGTGCTGCACCACATACAACATCGCCCCCAGCGTCATCACGTTGAAAACCACCAACAACAACATGGCGGGCGGCAATGCCCTGATCAGCTTGTCACTGATCCCCGCCAGCAGCCCGTTGGTGCGCTCCTGCTCAGTCACGCCCCGACGGTGCCGCGCTTGTCATAGACCGAGACGCCCCCGTCCAAGGCCTGAATACACTTGCCCAGCCGCATGCTGGCGTCCTCCAGATGGCGATACGCCAGCACGATATTCGCAATCGCCTCCTCAGGCGCGATCATGCCGTCCCGCAGCGCCAACGTCTCCGCCGCAGTCTCCTTGATCGAGCCACGCAAATCGTTGATCGCCTCAATCTTATCGCTCACAACACCCCCCGCGACCGCACCAACCCCAACCCCACCAGCCCAACGCCCAGCAACGCCAGCCCCGCCGGCTCCGGCACCGCGCTGGCCGAGAACGTGCCCGACACAGACGATGTGAACGAGCCGATGCTAGTTCCAACAATGCTGAAACCGGGCGTGATATTCGCGAACGCTAGGCCCACCGCGCTAGGCTGCAGCAACGAGGTAATCACGTCGCTGGTCAGCGTCAGCGCGTCAGGCGGCGCACCGACGGCGAGCGCCCCACCCGCCCCACTGCCGAATGTCACATCCGCGAATGTGCCCGACAGGTAGTTCGTGCCAGTACCGCCGACCGCACTCGTGATGCTGAACGTGCCAGAGAACTTCTGCGCGGATCCACCAAGGATCGGTTGTGCAGCCCCAACCGAGGCCGCACTGAGGTCGAAGAATGCGGCCGTCGGGCTGCCATTCTGGATCTGAGTGACACTGATCGGCGCGTTGACAGCCGTCAGCGTCGTCGCGGTCTGCGCCCCATTCTCCGTCGCAGTGATCGGCGTGCCGCCAGTCTGCCCAAACGTGAGGATCACATCCGCATACGCCGGCGCGTGGAAAAAGCAGGCGCCCGCAATGATGGCAGTCGTCGCTAGTAAGCGTTTCATGTGAAAGCCCCCTGTGTTTCTCGTTGGTTGTGTCGTTGCAGATCGGACTCGACCGTGCTGTGATGCCACACCGCGCCCGTGCAAGGAGCGCGGGAGAGTAGCGGGCGGTTACCGCCAGATGCCGCCCCTACTCGCTCAATCGTAGTGCTGCATCACCAAAACCGCCCTCCACCAAACAGAATGAACAGCACAATAATCAACAACACCAGCCCCAACCCACCAAACGCCTGCGAACCATAATACCCCCCACGATACCCATAATACCCCCCACCAAACCCACCAAACAGCAGCAGCACCAGCAGGATGACAACGAGCAGGTTCATCGCACACCAGGCCCCTGAATCATAAAGCCAAAAACCGCCCAACCAAGCAGAAACAACAACACAAACACCCACACACCGCTAAACCGCTGGTAACCAGCATTGCCAGCATACGGCCCCCAATACCCACCAACGTGAAACACAATCGCCAACAACATTATCAGCCAGAATATGAACCCAATCGTCATCATGTCACCTGTATATCACGGCGTATATACGGCTGCATTTGTGAGAAAAATTTCGGGAGTGTGGGGGTGGATGTGGGTGTCATGACCGAGGCCGTGAAGGGGGGCACCAACCCCCCCCTCGATCCTGGTGGTGGTGGTGATCGGTGGCAGTGCTGCGATGCGGCTAGAGCGTTGGTGTTGCTGCGTGCATCGTGCTGGTCCGCGCCGATGTGGGTCGTGTTGGTTCGTAGCTATCGCAGTGCTCTGTAGCTACACGCTGCACTGCAACACGCACTACCTGTAGTTACGTCCGATAATATCCCTTTGTGGACACGATAACGCACATCACCGCAGTCTCTCGTTGTTCGTGGCACGCGCAGGTTGCAGCGCTCTATGTATATACCGATGTCGGCACATGCAGGTGTAGATACATAGAGCGCGCTACTCCTCGGGCAATGGCGCATCGAGCAATGAGCCTGATGGTGCATCTTGTGCCTGCGGCTCAATGGTTATCGTGCGCTTGGGCTGTTGCTGCATCTCCTTCGAGATCTGCATTGCGGCCTCTAGATGCAGATGCAGATGGTTGCCGCCGTCACTGACGATATGTGCCGGCATGACCTTGGCGAGCAGCGACATGAATACGCTGGGGTTTTCAAGGGCTTGCTTGGCCAGATAGCGCACGCCACCGACGTTGTGCAGCGCTTGTAGCATCATGCCTCGTACGTCCGCGTTGACGCTATTGGGCGTTCCTTTCGGCCTGCCATTACTTCGAGGGGGCTGCCTTTTTCTGTCAATCGAGCTTAGAGACAGCAACACGTTAGCTCCCGGTCTTCACATCCAGCCGTGACAGCAAGGCTGAGTGCATTGATGAACTGAGCAGTCAAAATACCTGTCCAAAGTCGCTGAGCGTGTGGATGGTTCGAGCGGCGCGTGCTGCGTTGGTGTCGTCATCTAGGCCTAGAAGTCCTGCCGACTGACGAGTGCGTCGAATGGGTAGACGACTTCGCGGAGTTGTCCGAGGAATAGGATGCCGACGACGGCGCTTTCCTCCTGCAGTGCGAGGACGACCCCTGGCAGCCCCATCAGCGGGCCAACGCGAGGCGCCACAGCATCGCCCAGGTGCCACTGGGCCTCGCTTGGTGGTTGGGTAGCGGCCAACGCCTCCACGCTGCGTAGCGCGCTCACAGCGCCTTCTGGCAGTATATACGGGTTTAGACCTGACATCATGAGGCGATTAACCCCGAGTGTGTGTTGGATTGGCGCCCAGGGCGATTGTATGCCTACGAACAGGTAGTTGCTGAACAGCGGCACGTCGATACGGCGTGTGATGGTGCGTGTGACGCGATCCATGCGCAGCACTGCTCGGGTGAGGAGCCAGACCTCGTAGCCTTGTCGGCGGAGGTTGGCGCTGGCCCAGTGCTCGGCTTGTGGGTGGGTGTGGACGACGCCCCAACGGCTACCGCACCCGAGGTCACCGACTGCGGGTTCGGGTGTAGCTACGCACTGTGGGTGGTTGGCGTCAAGCGGCATCAGGCTGTGGCCTCGACCATGTTCGGGTAACCGAGTGCGGCGAGTTGCTCGGCGACGGTGTGAACGGGATCGAGTGGTCCGCGTCGGATGGGTGTCAGGATTTCGCCGATGATGTCAGCGGCTGTTGCTGGCTTGTCCAGCGCCTCGATCTGCTCGAAGCGTGAGCGTTCCGGTTTGGCGCCTGGGGCTGGGGCGTATTTGCGCAGGTGGAAGATTGTCGCGGCGGCGGCGCGTTTGGCCTTGAGCGGGTCGGCGGCTGGTTCTGGCTCTGGGTGGGCTTGCTGGCGCTTGGCGGCGAGGAATGCCTGGAACACGGCGCGGGCTTCGTCCGGGCTGGCGAACTGCGGCGTGGGGGGCTTGTAGGAGCTGCCACCTGGGGTTGTGCCGATGACCGGGGCCTGTGGTGGGGGAGGCGTAGGCGGTGGGGTTCCGCCTTGTGGTTCAGAGTTTTTAAAACCTCCTCCTTCCTGCGCGCTCGCGCGCTTCTTAGGGTCTTCTTCTTGGGTAACTAAAGGGTCACCGGCAGTGGTTGCCGGGGTTGCGTGCAGATTTTGCCGGGGTTGGCGACGCAAATTGCCGGGGTGGACCGGCAGTGGTTGCCGGGGTAGGGCGGCAGTGGTTGCCGGGGTTGCGGCACCATTTGCCCGACCGGCGCCGTTTGCCGGGGCGGCAGTGGCTGCCTCTCCCACAGGTTGCATCAGTAGGTGATAGAGGGTCGGCTTGCCGGGTGTCGCCATCACCTGGATAAGCCCGAGCGCCTCCAGTTGGGGGATCTGGTCACGCACCGTCCGCACGCTGAGCCGGGTGTACTTCACCATCCTCGGCTGGCCGGTGTAGAACGATCCAGAGCAATTGGACTGATCCGCCATATACAGCAGCAACAGCAATTGGCTCGATGTCAGCCCCAGCTCATGGCCCCGCTCGAAGGCCCATGCAAACGCCGGCGCGCTCATAGCCGTCCCTCCAAAACCCTGCAGCACCAGTAATAGTTCGGGAACGTCTCGCAGTGCCGCGTCGCCACCCTCACCGTCGCTTCGCAGAAGAGTTCCGGCGGGAAGTTCCGCGCCAGAGCATCGCCAATCGCCTCGATGCATTCTTCTTTCGTGTGGGCCGGATCAGCGATCACGATGAATGGCGACCACACCTCAATAGCGCGCAGCCAATCATGCGGCGTCATGGCCGCTCCCCCATGCTCACCACATAGATCCGCCGCCCACGCCCCACGCCTCGCGTCTCGGTGACCACCCCAGCCTCATCCAGCGCCCGCCGGATCTGCCGCCCGCCCTCGGAGGACGAAATACCAAGGAACCTGGACATCCAGTTCGCTGATGGCA